AGTAGAAGCCCAACTCCAAAGAGATCTATCAAAAGAGAAATACAACGAAAACTTAAATAACCTATACCGGAAATTAAACAGAACACCAGGAGAATACGTATCGGAGGAATGGCAAAACCTACAAAAAGAATCCTTCCAGGATCAAATAGAAGCTAATCAAAATAGTAAGAAAGAGAAGAATTTTCCTTTAGCCGGTATTATTCCGATAGACGTCTCTTTTACCCTTGATGGTATTGGTGGAATAAAGATAGGACAAAGTGTTCGATTTAAAAAAGGATTTCTATTGCCAAAGTACGAAACCTTTTCTTATATTGTCACCAGAGTGGATCATTCGATAGGACAAGATAACCGATGGACTACCCAGCTTCAGTTTAATCCGATTATTTACCCATAAAGTGTATTTACCGAAGAGCAAATATCGAATTAGGAACACACCCGGTAACGAATTCGTTAGATCGGACGGAACTAGCTATAGAGGTTCAGTTGTGGTAACGTACAAAGGAGAGGTATTTGCCGGCTCAAGTCTTACATCAATAGGAGAAAAACTTTTCAGTAAAGAGTTATTTGAACAATCCAAGGAGATAGAAACTCCGGAACTGTTTAACGAGTACCCTAAACCTACTGAAAGAGATTATATAACTGGAACTTTTACGAGGCACTTTTGTATAGATCAGAGAGATGGTAAGATCTACGAAGTTATTAAAGGAACTCAAGATAAGTTTAAAGACTTTAGATTTATAACCAGAACTTCAGTAGAGTGGAATCTTACCGGACCAGTTGAAGATACGAAAGTAGGTGATTATATTTATCCCGGTACTGGAACTAAGAATCAGCAAATAATAGATCAGCTTGAAAGAGCAGTACCCGGATTCAAAGACTTTTTATCTGCCGAACAGTTTGTTCGATAGAAGATTATTCCTATATTTAGGAAAACGGTTTTTATTAAATGTTTTATATCGTAGAGACGCCCGACCAGGTTAAGCGTCTATTAATCTTTAAGGAGAAGGACTCATACGTCGAGGTGATACAAGCCTCAGACTCCTACCATCCTAAGCTTTCTTCTCCGATCGCTCTCTACATCAGACCGCTGGACTTCTCCGAAGGCTTCATCCTCCCGATAGACCACCCCGAAGGGCTTGGCATACCTGCAGAAATAATCTCTAAGGTACTCTCTTCGTTCGGCAATAAGTATGTGTACGATAAAAAGGCCTTTCTCTACCATTTTTCTTGCAAAGGTCTGAAAGATATTCAACTCTTGAATGCTTTGGCTATCGGAGAGGCTCTTACTCTCCCGAACCCACCAAAGATCTTCAACCTCTTTTATAACAGATATAGAGAGTCAGATCAGGTAAACAGATTTATTCCTCTTTCTAAGCTGTATGAAAGAGCCGAAAGCAATTTCGAATACCTTCTTCCGGTAATAGAGCAAAATAGAGAGGTAGAGTCCTGGGATTGCTGGGATTTTTATAACGATCTCGGTACAGAAGTCTTCTTTGAAGCAGAGCAACACGGTCTTAGGGTAGCATATCAACCGTTTATAGATCTATTTTCTCCGCAAATACCTGAACTTAACATCAAAGATAATGTAACATACTCGTACTACAACCTGTATAACGTTACTTCCAGGCCAACGAATGCATTCAATAGTATTAATTTTGCAGCTATTCCACATAAAGAGCAGCACCGGCAGGCTATCCTCCCGCAAAATGATTTATTCGTAGAGTTCGACTTTGACGGATACCACCTAAGACTTTTATCCGAACAGATAGGTTACGAACTTACACAGGAAAGTGCACATAAACAGCTGGCTAAATTATACTTTAAAAAAGACGAAATATCTGACGAAGAGTATTCTGCTGCTAAGCAAATTAACTTTCAAGCTCTTTACGGTAAAATTCCGGCTAAATATAGAGACCTAGAAGTATTTAAAAAGATTCAACAATTTATAGATGATCTTTGGAATACTTTAGAAACTCAAGGATATGTAGAGGCTCCCATATCTAAACGTAGATTCACATCCAAGCTTCAAAGAATGAACCCTCAGAAGCTTATGAACTATGTTATGCAGAATTTGGAGACCTCTAGAAATATTCTTATATTGAAAGAAGTTTTAGATTACTTAAAAGATAAAAAGACTAAAGTTGCGCTCTATACCTACGATGCTATTCTGTTTGATTTCAGTAGAGAGGATGGGGTAGAGCTTTTAGAAACCTTAGAGAACCTATTGAGCCAGAAGGATTCCTATCCTGTTAAATTCAAATACAACACAGACTATTGTTTAGAATAGATACTTCTATTTATAATGGATATACAAACTAATAATATCATTTCTTTCGAATACGACTTTGAAGAGTCGTTTAATTTCGACGATATGAACAACAAACTATTCTGTACTTTTACGACCGAGGAGGAGCTAGAGAATACTATTCAGAGCATCAAGGACAAGTACAGTATCGTATTTAACAAGATTTTTGTTCTTTTCTCCAAGAGCCAGGACGAATACATGTGCACCTACAATGTAGATGAGGCAAATGTATCTACCTTTCTTGAGAACACTATCCTGGTGCACCGGAAAAAAGAATCAAATACTCTCTACACTATCAACGCTCTAAACGAACTCATCAAAGAGCTGAATGATGGAGAGTTAGACACTTCCTTTAGAGTGAATTGGAATGATTACAGGAACTGTATCCTTCTGACTAAAGGAGCCGAGCTAAAGAGAATCAATACTAAACTTCACGAAATCGTAGAGTTTTAGTTGATCTTTAGCATCCAAGGTACTATATTACCTTATCAACTAGTTACAAACAATAAGTTATACTATGGATCTTAACGCAATTAAAGCACGGCTGGACTCTATGAAGGAGAGCTCCCAGCAAAGAGAAAAAGTTGATTACGATACGATTTTCTGGAAACCACCAATCGGTAAATCCGTAATTCGTATTGTACCATCGGCTTACGATCCCACCTTTCCATTCTCAGAGCTTAAATTCCATTACGGTGTAGGGAAGTACCCTATGATTGCTCTCTCGAACTTTGGTAAGCAGGATCCAATCGAAGAGTTCGTAAAAGAACTTCGTAAGACAGATGACCGGGATAACTGGTCTCTGGCAGGCAAGCTTACTCCTAAGACTCGAACATTTGCACCCGTTGTAGTACGCGGTGAGGAAGACAAAGGTGTTCGTCTTTGGGGCTTTAGTAAGACCGTTTACAAAGCACTTCTATCGCTTGCCGAAGACGAAGACATCGGAGACTACACAGACGTAGTAAACGGTTTCGATATGGTAGTTGAAGTTACGGAAGGTAATCCCTACCCAGTAACTACAGTTCGTATTAAACCTAAGATGACAGAGCTGCATAGTGATAATAATTTGGTAGAGACATGGCTTAAAGAACAGCCAGAACCTAAAACATCGTTCTCCCAGTACGATTACGACTTTATCAAAAGACAGCTTCATAACTACGTAAACGGTACCTCGGACGAAGAAGAGACAACCCCGGCTCCTCAAGCTACTGAATCTACATCTTCGGATGCAGAGGATAAGAACTTTAGAGAGACTGGAAAGTTTTCTTGGGAGAAAAAAGAAAGCACTGACTTCTCTCTTGAGAATAAGTCTGCAGTAAAGTCCGACCCTGTCTCTAAATTCGATGAACTCTTTAACGATTAATGGCTAAATCAAAAACTAAAGCTAAGGCTGAAGATATCGTCAAGGGTAACTTCAATCTTGGCGCATTCAAGAAAAAGAAAGGTTTTGCCAGTACGTCTGTAAAGTTCAAAGATCAAGGATGGATTCCTCTATCGGAAGCATTCCAGGAGATCACATCTATTCCAGGCATTCCTACAGGCCATATCACACTCCTTCGGGGGCATAGTGATACCGGAAAGACTACAGCACTCATCGAAGCAGCTGTAAGCACCCAGAAGATGGGCATTCTACCGGTCTTCATCATCACAGAGATGAAATGGTCTTGGGAACATGCCCGGGAGATGGGTCTCCAGTTCGAAGAGGTTAGAGGCGATAGTGGTGAAATAGAAGACTATCAAGGATTCTTCTTATACGCAGATCGTGGTTCTCTGAATACGATTGAAGATGTAGCAGTATTCATTGCCGATCTTATCGATGAGCAGAACAAAGGCAATCTACCTTACGATCTATGTTTCTTCTGGGATAGTATTGGCTCGGTGCCGTGTGAGCTATCCGTTCGTTCTAACAAGAACAATAACGAATGGAACGCAGGTGCTATGTCTACCCAGTTTGGCAATAACCTTAATCAGAAGATTCTACTATCGAGAAAGGCTTCTTCTAAGTATACCAATACTCTTGTTGCGATCAACAAAGTTTGGACTATGAAGCCTGAATCTCCTATGGGACAGCCCAAGATTCTCAATAAGGGAGGTATGTCTATGTGGTATGATGCCACTTTAGTAGTAACCTTCGGTAATATTACCAATCCGGGTACGTCTAAGATCAAGGCTATCAAGAACGGAAAGCAGGTAGAGTTTGCAAAACGTACGAATATTCAGGTAGAAAAGAACCATATCAGCGGTGTGACTACCAGAGGACGTATCGTTATGACAACTCACGGGTTTATTCCGGACGATAAGAAAGCTATTGATAAGTACAAGGACCAACATAAGGATACGTGGCTATCGCTACTAGGCTCAGTCGATTTTGATCTCATTGAGGAAGGGGACTTAGAGGAAGATTTTAGAGATATAGGACTGACCAATGGCGAGTAAGTACGATAACATCCTAAACAAAATAGAGGAGCGTCCTCCTAGAGGAGAGAATGATCATCTCTTGATCATCGACTCGATGAATACACTCATCCGTAGCTTTTCTATACTTAAGACCATGACTCCGCAGGGCCACCATATCGGCGGCCTTGTGGGGTTCCTTAGGTCGTTAGGCTACCTTGTACGTACGTTCGATCCTACAAAAGTAATCTGCGTATTCGACGGACTGGGCGGAAGTATGAACCGGAAAAATATAAATCCGGAATACAAAGCACAGCGAGAACATACTAAGATTACAAACTGGGGCCTGTTCGATACCAAAAAAGAAGAAAGCGAATCGATTACAGCCCAGCTCAACCGCCTAATAGATTATCTAGAATGTCTTCCAGTCCATATGATAATGATGGACAAATTAGAAGCAGATGATATTATTTCTGTTATAGCGATCAATGCATCGAGATACGGAAAAAAATCAACTATCGTTTCTTCGGATAAAGACTTTCTACAGATAATCGACCCTAACATCGAAGTTTATGCTCCGGTTAAGAAGAAAGTTTTTACTAGAGATAATATTGAAGAAGAGCTTAAGATGCCCCCTTCGAATTATCTTATAGCAAAAGCACTTCTTGGGGATAACTCAGATAACCTGGCAGGCGTAAAAGGTCTAGGAATTAAAACTCTCCTCAAAGAGTTTCCTTTGATCGTAGAACAACCTGGAATCACTTTAGACTATATCTACGATGTTTGCGAAGAGAACATTGAAGGTAAAAAGATCTTTGCTAAAATTATCTACGATTGGGATAAAGTAAAAACCAACTATGAGTTGATGAATATTCAGGAGTCGACGTTGGACGATAGGGAATTAGACATTATATTAGATGTATTGAAAGAGCCTGCACCGAGACTACAGACAGGTACTTTCTTACATTATTTAGATAACGATAAAATTGAAGGCATAACCAAGAATACGGAAGCTTGGTTAGAGACCTTCCGACCATTAACAGGTTTTAGAGCAAGAGAGTTATAAATGACCCTACAGAAATTAAGACAGTGACTATATATTAGTAAAAATATGGTCATTTACATAACAACTAACCTAGTAAACGGAAAAAAGTATTTAGGAAAAGATAGCAAAAATAGAGAATCGTATTTGGGTTCTGGAAAATATTTGAAAGCGGCAATAAAAAAATACGGTAAGAATAACTTTGAAAAGGAAATTATCGAATACTGCTCTAATCTTGACGAACTTAATAATCGAGAGGTATTTTGGTTAAAAAAACTACAATGCAAATCAGATGATAATTTCTATAATATTATCGACACTATTACTCCATGCAGACAGGGAAAGCCGCTATCAAAAGAGCATCGAGATAAAATAAGACGTAGTTCTATAGGTAAGAAACATACACAACAAACTCGCGAACTTCTCTCGGACATACAGAAAGAACGGCTTTCAAAAAAAGACTGCTCTCATTCGGAACTTACTAAGATTAAGATCTCAAGTGCCTTGAAAGGTAAATCTTTTTCCGACACCCACAAAAAGGCTCTATCAGCGGTCAGAAAAGGAGTACCACGTACCTATAATCGAAAGGCTATTGAAAAACTTGATAAGACTACAGGACAGGTACTTAAACGTTATGAGATGATTATTGACACTAGGAACGATGGTTATAATCCACATGCTATTCAAGCAGTACTTTCCGGAAAGTGTAAAACATCTGGGGGATTTGGTTGGAGATACGCAATATAAGGTTTTAAATTAAAAGTTATGAACAGAGGATAAATAAATGGCAGCTCTGCAAAAATTAACGCAGTACGGAAAAGGTTTTCAGATAAAAGTATTAGGTGCTCTTCTTACGGACAAAGGCTTTTTGCTCAACGTAAGAGATGTACTCAGACCAGATTATTTCGATTCCGATTCACATAAATGGATTATTGAGCAGGTAAACGCCTACTTTGATAAATACCATACTACGATCACCATGGACGTTCTCAAGGTAGAACTTCAAAAGATCGAAAACGAGGTACTTCAAGTAGCCGTCAAAGAAGAGTTACGCAACTCCTACCAAGCATCTCAGGATGATCTAGAGTATGTTGAAGAAGAGTTTACTACCTTCTGCAAGAATCAGGAACTTAAGCAAGCTCTTTTGGAGAGTGCCGAGCTTCTCAATGCAGGAGATTACGATTCTATCCGGTCCCGTATTGAATCTGCTATGAAAGCCGGTATGGATAAAAATATCGGCCACGAATATAATAAAGATATTGAGTCTCGATATAGAGTGGACTACCGTCCAGCTGTACCGTCTCCTTGGCCTTTGGTCAATAAAGCAACCCAAGGTGGTTGGGGACCTGGAGACCTCATTATTATGTTCGGTAACCCAGGCGCAGGCAAGTCCTGGCTCATGGTTGCAGCAGCAGCTCATGCGGTCAAGCTAGGGTTCAAGGTGAACTACTATACTCTAGAGCTAGGAGAAGACTACGTTGGAAAGCGCTTTGACTGCTACTTTACCGGACATAGTATTGATATTGTGAATAAACATCGAGATGAAGTTCAATATCAGGTAGACAATCTTAAAGGTAGCTTGATCGTAAAAGAGTATGCTCCTAAATCTGCAGGTATCAGCACTATCAAGGCTCACGTTCAAAAATGTGTTGACATGGAACATAAGCCAGATATGATTATTATCGACTATGTAGATTACCTGAGAGCTCCTTCTAAAAATAGAAAGTTTTCCGAACGCAAGGATGAGATCGATGATGTGTTTATCGCAACTAAAGGTCTCGCCAAAGAATTAAAAATACCAGTCCTAACACCTTCCCAGGTTAACCGTATGGGTGCTAAGGACGATGTGATCGAGGGCGACAAGGCGGCAGGATCATACGATAAGATGATGGTTGCTGATATCTGTCTATCTCTTTCAAGAAAGAAAGAAGACAAGGTTCTGGGAACAGGCCGCATGCATGTTATGAAAAATCGATACGGCATGGACGGTATGACATACGACCTTGAGATGGATACAAACAATGGGCATATTAACCTTCTAGGTGAGATGGATATGGATAATCTCTTGAATAAAGAGGAAAAACCATACCAGGAAGTAGCACGAAAATTTTTCTCTCTAGAACAGGCTCAAGGTTAGATATATATTCTATTTATTAAACCCAATCAAGCATTTGCAACCTTAATAATACTATACTAAATGGAAATTAGCAGCCAGATCTTATCGGACATCACAGTCTACATGAAGTACGCAAAGTACAACCCATACCTGCAGCGCAGAGAAGACTGGAATGAACTTGTTACGCGAAATAAAGAAATGCACCAAAATACTCATCCACAGCTCAAGGATGAGATCGAAGAAGTATACAAGTTTGTATACGATAAGAAAGTGCTACCCTCAATGAGATCTCTTCAGTTTGGCGGCAAGCCGATTGAAATTTCTCCGAACAGAGTATATAATTGTGCGTATGCACCCATCGATCATATTGATGTATTTCCTGAGATTATGTTTTTGCTTCTTGGCGGAACAGGAGTAGGGTACTCCGTCCAGAAGCATCATGTAGAGCAGCTACCAGTAATCAGAAAGCCTCTAGACAGGACTAGACGCTTCTTGATCGGAGATTCTATCGAAGGCTGGGCCGATGCAATCAAAGTATTGTTCCGTGCTTACTTTGAAGGCAAGTCGACTCCCCTCTTTGACTTCTCTGATATTCGCCCAAAAGGTGCGATTCTGGTAACAAGCGGCGGAAAAGCCCCCGGTCCACAGCCCCTCAAAGACTGTATCCACAATATAAAAAGTGTACTGGATGCTAAAGAGGTAGGAGATAAACTAACAACCCTAGAGGTACACGATATCGTCTGCTACATTGCGGACGCAGTCTTAGCCGGAGGGATCCGCCGCGCTGCTCTCATTTCTTTATTCTCCATCGATGATGAAGATATGCTCACCTGCAAGTTTGGAAACTGGTGGGAGACAAACGCTCAGAGAGGAAGATCAAATAACTCCGCTGTTATCCTTCGTCATAAGATCACTCACGAAAGATTCTTAGAGATTTGGGAGAAAGTTAAAAATAGTGGTTCGGGAGAACCCGGTCTCTACTTCTCATACGATAAAGATTGGGGTACAAACCCATGCTGTGAGATCGGACTTCGCCCTTACCAGTTTTGTAACCTAACAGAGATCAATGCTTCTACAGTCGTTGATCAGGAAGATCTAAATGCAAGAGCAAGAGCTGCAGCATTCATCGGAACACTTCAGGCTACCTATACAGACTTCCACTACCTGAGAAACATTTGGAAGAGAACTACAGAAAAGGATGCTCTCATCGGAGTAGGTATGACCGGTATTGGTTCAAATAAATGTGCCGATCTTGACCTTACAGAAGCAGCCGAGCATGTAAAAGAAGAGAATCAGAGAATTGCAGAGATTGTAGAGATTAATCCTGCAGCACGTACTACTACGGTTAAGCCGTCCGGTACATCTAGCCTTGTTCTCGGTAGCTCCTCAGGTATTCATGCATGGCATAACGACTACTACATCCGTAGAATTAGAGTTGGAAAGAACGAATCGATCTACCAGTACCTGGCCGATAACCATCCGGAGCTTGTAGAAGATGAATTCTTCCGCCCGCACGATCAGGCCGTTATTTCTATTCCGCAGAAAGCACCAGAGGGTTCCATTCTTCGTACAGAAGAAGTCGTAGACTTCCTCGAAAGAGTTAAGAGATGGAATACAGAGTGGGTCCGTCCCGGACACATCGACGGTCAAAATACCCATAATGTTTCTGCAACCATTTCGGTTAAAGATGACGAATGGGATTTGGTCGGAAAATGGATTTGGGAGAACAGAGAAACCTTCAACGGACTCTCAGTACTTCCCTATCACGGTGGAACTTACAAACAGGCTCCATTCGAAGATACGGATAAAGAAACATACGATGAGCTAATTACACATCTCAAGGCTGTAGATCTAACCAAGATCGTCGAACTTACAGACAATACAGATTTGTCTGGAGAGCTTGCCTGTGCAGCCGATGGATGTGAAGTAGTTTAATAGGTACTTCTTTTTTATATGACTAAGAACACAACTATAGTCACTTGTTTGTATAACTGTTCTCCCTATTCTAGGATTGGAGGAAGAGGTTACAGTTGGGACCACTATCTGGCACCGTTTACCAACCTACTCTTTTTAAATTCTAATATTGTTGTATTTACGGAGAAACATACAGGTGAACAACTTCAAGAATATTTTAAGATACATGATTTTACAAATTATAAAATAATCATACACGATCTTAACACATATAGGCATTCTAATAGTATTTACAACCTTAAAGAAAAACAAGGCATTATAGATAAGAAAGGTTTAATAGAAGGTGTACCGTATATACGTAACGACAGGAACCATCATATCTGTCTTTCTAAGACACAGTTTTTAGACCGTACTATTAAAGAAGGGCTTTTTGACACAGAGTACTTCTACTGGGTAGATGGGGGACTATTTCATCACGGACTTATTCCATATAGTCTTGGAGGAATGGAACTCCATACTAAACCAGATGAGACCAGATTATGGCCACAGAATAAAAGCTCTATCAGTAACCCTGATTTCTTTCCTAAACTTTTAAAAAAAACTTCTAAAGATTTAACATTTCTAGGATTAGATGGCTGGTACCATCGCCCAGCGGAGCTGACGAATTTTTTCGATAAGGAAAAGGTAACTCATATTGTTGGAGGATTGTTCGGTGGTAGGAAAAAAACTGTAGTTGAATTTTGTGAAAAAGTTAATAAAGTTGTAGATTGCCTATTTGATGAAGATGTCTTATCTTTAGAAGAAGAAGTACTTTCTGGAGTGTTTGTGGATAATTTCTCTGATCAGGGATATCTACCTTTCAATTACTGGAGTCACGATGAGCCTGATGAACCTAACCATCTTGGAGCACCCCCAGGTAGCGATTCATTCTATAAACTGTTTTTATGAGTAAAATATTTGTACAGATTGCCAGTTATAGAGACCCTGAACTCAGGCCAACTCTAAAAGATCTGTTTGAGAAAGCAGATAAACCTGACAATCTTAAAGTTTGCGTGGCCTGGCAGCACTCTTCTGACGACAAATGGGATACGTTAGATGAATATGTTAATGATGAAAGAGTGATTATTTTAGATATTCCCTACTCTGAATCAGAGGGTGCCTGCTGGGCCCGCAATTTAATTCAACAGCAGTACAGAGGTCAGAAATACACTCTACAGCTGGATTCTCACCATAGATTTATCCAAGGTTGGGATACTGAATTAATTAATATGTACGAAGGTCTACGAAAAGATGGTGTTGAAAAACCACTTCTTACTGCCTATATCCCTTCTTACGATCCTAAAAATGACCCTCTAGGAAGATCCGAACATCCTTGGAAGATGCATTTCGATAGATTTACCCCAGAAGGGGTAGTATTTTTCAGACCTGGCACTATTGAAGAGTGGGACGAAATAGATAAGCCTGTTCCTGGGAGATTTTACTCAGCTCATTTTACGTTTACATCCGGAACTCATTGCAGAGAAGTGCCTCATGATCCTGAATACTACTTCCACGGCGAGGAAATTTCTCTAGCGCTTAGATCGTATACGCACGGATACGATATCTACCATCCACATAAGATTATTGCCTGGCATGAATACACCAGAGAAGGTAGAACTAAGCACTGGGACGATAATGAATGGGTAGAAAAAAATAAAGCTACCCATAAAAAAATGAGAGAACTTTTAGGAGTTGATACAGGTACTCCTATTCCTCTAGAAAAGTATGGTCTCGGAACAGACCGAACTATACAGGATTACGAAAGATATGCTGGGATAAGATTCAAAGACCGAAGCGTCCAGCAACATACTCTTGAGTTCGAATATCCACCTAACCCTACGTTTGAAACAGAAGAGGAATACGATGCATCTTTCCTTAAGAGGTTTGCCCACTATTTAGATGTCCATAAAAGTATCTTTCCGGAGGATGACTATGATTTCTGGGCAGTCGTTTTCGAAAAAGAAGACGGCACACCCATATATCGAAAAGATGCTGATGAAAAAGAAATTAACAGATTACTTAAAAAATCTGGAGAGTTCGTCACAATTTACAGAGAGTTCATAGGTGAACTTCCTGACCGCTGGGTTGTGTGGCCTCATAGTAAATCTAAAGGGTGGGGCAAAAGAGAAGTTGTATCTATCAAAGTAAACGTCGATGAGTAAAGTTACACTGGTAACAGGTTTTTGGGATATTGGTAGAGGTGAGTTATCGAAAGATTGGGCACGCTCTCGTAACCAGTATTATAACCGTCTAAGTTCGCTTCTAGAGACAGATTGTAATTTTATTATATTTGGAGATGAGCACCTAAAGAGTTTTGTAGAAGAGAGAAGAGTACCCCACAATACTCAGTTCATACTCAGAAAACTCGACTGGTTTAAGGAATCTTTCTACGACCGAATTCAAAAAATTAGAACAGATCCTAAATGGTATAATCAAGCTTCCTGGCTTCCAGACTCAACCCAGGCACAACTGGATATGTACAATCCGGTTGTTATGTCGAAAATGTTTCTTCTTAACGATGCTAGAATTCTAGAAAAGTTCAACTCAGAGTACCTATTTTGGATTGACGCCGGTATAGCGAATACAGTGCATCCGGGGTATTTTACCCACGATAAAGTTCTTGAAAAAATACCAAGCATAGTCTCTAAGTTTTCCTTCATTTGTTTTCCGTACGAGGCTAATAAAGAGGTACATGGTTTTGAGTACGATAAGTTAAATGAGTATGCTGGAGCAACTGTCAAAAGAGTAGCCAGAGGAGGATTTTTTGGAGGCCCTAAAGACACGGTAGAGGAAATAAATAATCTCTACTATGGATATCTTAATAGATCTCTAAGTGAAGGATTAATGGGTACGGAGGAATCTATTTTCTCTATACTAGTTTATCGACATAGTTCGACGGTTGATTATTTTGATATAGACCAAAATGGCCTTTTATCTACTTTTTTTGAAAATGTAAAGAACGGGCTTGCAGTTGCTACCAAAGAGGGAATAAACAGAGGAGATTCAGACCACGAGATAGAGACTACTGGTAAAAGGTACGCAAAAAAGAGAAAAAGCCTTACCAACCTTAAAACAAGTACCTACATACTAACGTTCAACTTTCCCGAACAGCTAGAACATGTCTTAGAGTCGTTCGACAAAACTCCCGATTGGATCGAAAAATCCAATGTTTACGTGATAGATAATTCTAACGAAGTAGACGCTAAGAGAACTAATGAGAAGATATGCAAAACGAGAGGATTTACGTACCTTGGGCAGGAAAAGAATACGGGAATATGTGGAGGCAGGCAAATCGCCGCAGATCATTTCAACGAATCAGATGCTGATTATATGATCTTCTTTGAAGACGATATGACAGTAAACGGTATAGACCAAAGCGGGAAATTCTGCAGAATGGGATTCAGAATGTTTATCGAAGACCTATTCAGTAAGGCTCATACGATTATAGAAAAAGAAGGATTAGATTTTCTCAAATTGTCATTTACGGAACTTTTCTGGGATAATAACATCCAGACCAGTTGGTATAACGTACCTCAAAACATTAGAAGCCTGATATGGCCAGATTACGACAAGCTACCAGAAGCAGGCGCAGATCCAAACGCTCCTAGAACTAAGTTTGATCGGATAGAGAATTACGAAGGACTTGGATATGCAGTTGGAGAAGTATACTATTGTAACTGGCCTGTGATTGTGTCTAAGGAGGGTAACAGAAAAATGTTTATCGATACTAGATTCGATCATCCGTTTGAACAGACCTGGATGTCCCATATCTTTCAAGAAACGTTTAGAAAAAAGATTAAAGGAGGAGTACTACTAGCTTCGCCTATCAAACATGATAGAATACAGTACTACGAAGGACATGAAAGGAGAGAAAACTAATTAGTCGGAATATATACTCTATTTATAAGCTGATAGTTTCGCTTAAAGGTTTGCTAAAAAAGTTATAGCCTGTTACACTTAATAGACTATTAGCAAACGTGAAAAAATTTTTATCCCTTGTCCTACTGCTTACCCTAGGACCACTTGGAGCACTCGCTCAAACCTCAGGAAACGGCCAGAGTAAGCCATGGGTCGTTCTAACGGATGAATACGATACATCTCCGTTCAACGATACTACAAAAGTAGAAGTTTATTTTGACGGTTCGGCATACACCGGATACGTTACCTCGGTTCAGTTTAAGATTTCGTATGATGGAGATACTTTTGAAAACGTATACGAAGTTGAAAATCTTATAGGATCAAGCTATACAATTTCATACAACGACGATACCACAAACGATGAGGTCCTTGTCAGTGTAGTATATACAGGAGCTTCAACCACGACATCCTTCCCGGATACCTCTATCGTTCGTTTAAGATTCAAGAATATTCATAATAGCCTCCTGTACAGTAATGAAGCTAACATAACGGCTTTTTCTTTTGGTACCTACTCTCCTGTTGGGTCCAACGCCCAAGGAGCCGACATCTCAATTGGATCTACATCTCACGGCGGAGCTGTCAATATTCCTCATAGAAAGTATTACGGATACGTTAAAGATATTGCTACCGAAAAAGGTATTACAAACTTAGAATATCAGCTTTATAAAGGAAGTACGTATATTACTACAGTTTTAGGAGGTAATCCAACTAAGACAAACACTTCCGGATATTATGAGATGGTATACTATGAGTACTACTACGGTTACTTTGTAGACGGAACTACGGAGTTCTCTTTTATATTTAAGACAGAAGACATCGATTCTGATAATGCTCTCTCAACAACAGACTCATACAAACAGCTTCTATATGCAAACGGTAAAACAACGTACACGTCCACACAGCTTCTTGCCTCTGACGTTAACCACTCGCATACATCTACGATCGCCGATGCATATACAAACTATGCATATCATGCAAACAGGTTTACCAACTGGTCTACTCTAGGCCAGGGCGGATATAGAGATCTTATGATCGTAAAACCGGAAACAGTTAAATACGTCCTAGACTCAGACTCTACAACTACCACAGCTCTTGGGGTTGGACCTCTTGGATTCGAACCTCAGGGGACAAACTGGACATACGTTCTAGCCAATTACAACGGACAGAGCGATATGACGGAGGATTTCTACACAGTCATTCTCGGAGACGTTAACCAGACTTCTCTAGGAGGTTCGGTTCCAGGAGGAGGTAAGCGTTCTTCGAGCAACTCGATGTTTGCTAACGGGGATAGTATTACCGTATTTGTTCCTAATACAGAAGCTGCTCCCGGTGCAGTTGTCGAGGTACCAGTTTACTTTAATACCAAAGAGCAGAATATTAGCTCATTCGGATTAAGACTAGAGTACGACAAAGATATTCTAACTTTCCTGTCGGCGGACTCCCCCGTCTTATCTAACTCATGGATGCTTTATTTCAATCCTGGTGACGGATTTTTGGATTACGGCGGGATGGATGGTAGCGGCGGAAACTTCCCTATTATTACAAACGACGATTTAATTCTAATTAGATTATACTTTCAGGTACTTGCAGGAAATGACCAACAGTCTGCCCTAGAGTTCGGATCTAAGAACACAGCGGGAGATATTAACGGAGACGACATCCCGGTTTCTGCAAACGGAGCCGTCTTTATTGCAAATAATAATGCTTCAGGCGTGAATGCAGAAAGAGACGATACCCTTCCAGAGGGCATAAAAATTAGTAGTGTCTACCCGAACCCATTCAATCCAACTACTACGGTAGAGATTGAGGCTGGAAATACGGAATATGCTACAGTAAAGGTTTATGATATCATGGGTAGAGAAGTGAAAACTCTCTACGATAGTATTGTTATGGCCGGAAATGTCTACAGAATAAGATTAGACGCAGACAATCTTGTAAGCGGAACTTACTTTGTTAGACTGGTTGCCGGTTCAACAGTTAGCACACAACCAATTCACTTAATCAAATAGAAAAATGAGCGAAGAAGAAAACGGAGGAAGTGACCTCAAAAAAACCGTAATTGGGGTTCTTGCAACTGTTTTGACGGCAGCCGGCGGCGTAGTCGTTACGCAGTTTGAGAACCTTATTGGCGGCGGTGACGAACCTGCTCAAACCGAACAGGTAGTACAACAGCCCGTTATGCCAACAATCGTAATCGAAAATAATAATACTCAGACCCAGACAGCTCCACCTCCTCAGATTATTCGTGAGAGAGTAGTAGAGGTGCCTGCTAAAGAAGAAAAGAAGGAAGAGGTAGTTGAAGAACCAGCTCCACCTCCTTCGGCTAAAGATAGATTACTTGCACGTAGAAAAAAGAACTAAACCTATGAAAAAACTTATTTTACTCTTAATTCCGTTTCTATTAACAGGCTGTGCTTCTACAGTGCAGGTTGAAGATTATCAAGCAGATTACGAAAAACAGCAGTCGATCTATGATCTAGACTACAATACAGGAGAAAGAACACCGATTCAGGTGATGAACATTTCTGTAACAAAAGAGATCGTAGATCAGTACCCAGCTCTAGCTGAGAAGAGAGTCGGACTTGGACTTACAAACCGTATTCTTGAAAACTTCGAAGAGACTGGCTTCTTCAGATATACAGAAGAAAAAGAAGAAATCTTAAACAAGATGCTCGATCAATGGGATCTTTCGGATGCCGGAATCGGTGCTGCAGGTACCGAACTCAAAACCGGTGCTCTCGTACTTCCTAAATTCTTCGTATATGCTGAGCTTTATGAGTTCTCCACTTCTACAAACGAATCTGTAGAGAGATTAAGCTCTGAAGTTACCAACACGACAAACGTTGGCTTTCAGATCAGACTCGTTAGCGTAGAAAATGGAGAATACATTGTTGCTTCTGGCCTGGGACAATCTACCCAGAAAGGTACAGGCTTCTTAACCAACCCGGATATGAAGTTTGACCAATCCACCGTAGGTATGGCTACCCAGAAGTCTTTAGAGACAGCAACGGTAAATCTTATAAGAAGAGCTCAGAGAAGAGGCTGGTTGTAAAATGAATGCGGTTTCTTCTAACTGTTATATTACTGGTCCTATGGAGTAGTCCGTCCAGCGGACAGACCTTTTTTAAGTACAGGTACAGAGAAATTTGTACTGAGCAGAATCGAACTGTTCAGGTAGAGGTGTCGCAGAAAAACGACACCTTTACTGTTTTCTTTTTTGGTGAATCGGAGACGTTCAACAGATTTGAAATGCAAGACGGTACGTATATTGCTTGGATGGATAAAGTTAATAGGCTTTGGAATGAATACTACCCGTGTGCAGAAATACAGGAGTTAGTAACCTCTTCGTCAAAAAGAATTGCTGATTCAGGAGAAGTTGAACTCGGAGCACCTCTTCTAGTACTAAGCTCAGATTTAGCTTACTTCTCTCCATCAGAGTTTAGAGCTGGTTCTGGATACTCTACTCAAAATCTCAAAACAGGTCTTAAGTACGGAGCTTTATCCAGTTTTGGAAATAGTCAGAAGTCGGCTCTAGGGTATTATAGAATGAAGCCGCTAAATGAGAAGTGGAATCGAGTAGAAAGCTTTGGAGGCCTGTATATTGAGGGTGATTTTCTAGGTAATTTGTTTAACGGCGTATACTACAAGACTAGAAAGCTGAGCGGCTTTGCATTTAACTCAGTTACTTTTGGGATCTTGAATAACTACAGGTTTCAGGACACGTCTCTTATTGTAGGCGTGTCTAATAAACTGTATTCAAATCCATACTTTTCAATCAATTCTACACTAGTTCTATCTTATATTTATTATGTGAAGGTTTTTAAGTTAAGTTACTGGTTTGAAGATCATGTTAAGGTAAATCCAAACCTATCGTTTACATGGAAGTTATCACCAACCTTTGGCTTAAACCTTGCTGCCAGTATAAACTACCGCACAGATAGTAGAGAATTTACATCTCCGGGTGTTCTACTGGGAGCTAAATACTTATTCTAATGTTAGCTATCCTTCTCTCTATAATTTCTATCTTTGTTCATCCTGCAACCAATGAAAGTGATGAAGCAATCTTCAGTAACGCTCTAGTATCTAGAACTACCCAGATACTTCTAGAAGAATACGTTCAAGATATTCCTAACGTACGCATTGTAAGCGATCCTTCTGAGGCTGATGTTCATGTATATCCAAAATTTATTTCCTACGAACGGTTTGATACCGGACTTTCTTTTGCTATATTTAAAGCAAGGAACGAAGACGTAGCTCTTACCATGGAGATAACTTTTGTAGATCATAAGAATGATTTTACACAAAATTTAAACCAGCGGTCCTTGATTACCAAATCTGTAAGGTCTAATTTCTACTCTATGATAGAGAGTGAGGAAGATTTTGCAAACTCAATCCTTCTAAACTTAATTAAGAAAACGGTAGACGAAAGTTTTACAGAAGTAGATAAACTGATATTCTAAAGTTATGAAAAAATTTGCAGCGTTTATTCTAGGTATTGCATTAATAGTTATACCGTTCTACGCCTATACTACTATTCAAGATCGAAATACAGAAATCACCGACTTGAACGCTCAACTTGACGAAGCTAAAGAGGTCGAAAGGCTTTTTGAAGATTATGTCGTAGAGTTAGAAGATTCTCTGGTCGTAGCCGAACTGAGGTATAATGAACTCAGCTTAAAAAAGCCTAGAGTAGTTTACCTACCCCCTAAAGTAGTCGTTAAACGAGATACTGTCATTGTTCGAGACACAGTCCGGGTTACGGTTGGTGGAGCGGATGCAGATAAGTTTCATGAAATTCCATTCACGCTTGTAGATACGGATCGTCAAGGAGCACTTCGAGTTAAAGGAATTACAAAATTTAGGTGGGATTACGATTTAGATGTTCCGAAAGACTTTGATTTCGAGTTTTCTGAAGCAAGTGTGAACCTAAACGTTGCTACAGATATCAATATTACAGATCATACCCTCAAGGTAGGGGTATTCTCGATGTACCCTAACGTTCGGATCACAGATATTCAAGGACCGCCCTACAATATTAAAAATGCACACCGTGCTAAAAAACCTCGTCTAGGTCTAGGCTTATTCGGAGGATATGGTTACACCTTAGACGGCTTTGCCCCTCTCTTGGGAGTCGGAGCCACATACACATTCATCGGAATAAGAGAATAAAAAATATGAAAGTACTTAGATTTACAGCCTCATGGTGCGGACCATGCCGAATTTATAAACCAGTTTTTGACGAAGTTCAAAAGCAAATGTCCGATACCGGAGTAGTTTTTGAAACTATCGATATAGATGAAGACACTGAAGGGCTATCGGAGAAGTACGGAATTAAAAGCATTCCTACCACAGTATTTCTCAAAGAAAATATGGAAACATACGCAACCGTAATCGGACCCATGAAAAAGTCTGATCTTGTAGATGCAGTTGAATCTTTACAGTAACGTTCGTACATTCTCATATGCATTAGGAGTCTATGCAATATCACAATACTGACTCACCAACGGTTAAACAAATGCAAGCCGATTTATTTCCAAAAAAAGCAGTACTAAGTCTTAGCGGAGGGATGGACTCCTCCACCCTACTCTTACACCTCCTTAACGCAGGATATGACGTAACAGCCCTATCCTTTGATTACGGACAGAAACATAGAGTAGAACTAAACCGAGCTTCCGATCTTGTACGTTACCTGAATGGACATGCATTAGAGCAGAATCCCGGTAAGAGAATGTTCTATCCAATTAAGCATCAGATTATCAAGCTGGATGGGCTATCTGATCTTTTAAATTCTAATCTAGTCTCTGGCGGAGAAGATGTACCTGAAGGGCATTACGCCGAAGACAATATGAAGGCAACGGTTGTACCGAACCGGAATAAGATCTTCTCTTCTATCATCCAGTCCGTAGCTCTTTCGATTGCAAACGAATGGGATTGTCCGGTTGAAATCGCACTCGGTATTCATGCCGGAGACCATGCAATCTATCCAGACTGCCGTCAAGAGTTTAGAGATGCAGATTACGAAGCCTTCCTGGTCGGAAACTGGGATTCAGACAAGGTAACGTATTCTACTCCCTACCTTGATGGAGATAAGTTTACCATTCTGGAAGATGGTCTAGCATGCTGTGAAAATCTTGGATTAGATTTCGATACGGTATATTCTCTGACTAACACTTCCTATAAGCCGTTCCCATCCGGAAACTCTGACTATAAGTCGGCTTCTTCGGTAGAACGCATCGAAGCTTTTATTAAACTTGGACGCCCAGACCCGGTACAGTACGAAGACGAAACTGGTCCGGTCTCTTGGGAAGTAGCCAAAGCTCATGCAGAGGAGGTGCTAGCAGGATATGCAGGATAAGAATCTGGAGAAAATGCCGAATCAGAAATGGCACCAGATTGTTAGCTTTATCAAATCGGGAGTGAGGATTGTTGCATACGTCCTCCTTCCGTTTGATTTAGTTATCGGTGCCGGTGTACTAGTACTAAGCGAGTTAGTAGGAATTTGGGAGGAATTAGTATGAACGTAAAGCTTATGGCCACCACTCCACAGGCGGAAGAACATATTGTGGAGGTTGCTCGAGTATCATCGAAAAGAGAAGATAAAAGAGGACAGCCGGAAGGGCTTCTAAACTATCTGATCAAACATCGACATTGGTCTCCATTTGAGCATTCCTATATGACCGTAGAGATTGACACCTCAAAAGCTATCGGCATTCAGCTGATCCGCCATCGTTCTTTTACATTTCAGGAATTCTCTCAGAGGTATCAAGATGTTAATCTTCTAAAAGATATTTTTGAGCCAATCGAGTTTAGAAAGCAGGCCGAAGATAACCGGCAGTCTTCTACTACCCGTTTTGATCCCGAGAGGGAACAGATTATTGACGAAATGGTTAAGCTACATTTCGGTGCAGCCTCAGAATTATACAGCGCATTAATCGCATCAGGTGTAGCAAGAGAGACAGCCCGTTTTGTTCTTCCACTTGCCACCAAAACAAAAATTCATATGACCGGATCTATTCGTTCTTGGATTCATTTTCTCGAGCTAAGAGACGATGGTCATGCTCAAAAAGAAATTCAAGAGGTAGCCAAAGCAATAAAAGCTATCTTCAAAGAACAATTTCCAATCATTTCAAAAGCTTTAGAATATTAAATGTACGCAGCAATCATAGTAGGAGCAATTATCTTCGCCGCAGGTATCAGTATCTGGGCTATCTGGTATGTAAACCAAGATAAATCTACATGGAGTGATCAATGAGTTTTTTCGTAGGGGTAGGACTGCTCTTTTTTCTCGTACCAATTAACGCAGTAATTATTATCTATAGCCAGAAGAAGCCCAAAGAGGGTATGCAGATGGCTCTAGGAGGGGTATTCGTTGATTTGATCTTTACAGCAATCTACACAGCGGCTGGACTTGTTGTCTTTGATCTATCAGAAGTTCCATTCGTACTTGGTCTTGGAGCTGCAATTGTCATCAATATGACATATAAGTCTATTCATGCGATTTTAACCGATCACCGTAGATAAAGAGGTAAAGCAGTGCTATTTATAATAAAATTACTTGTTATGAAAAAGTTATTGCTCATCCTTTCCATTTGTGGCCTCGTAGCATGCGACTCAGTTAACTCAGAGGATAAAGAAGTAGGACCAGAAGACTGTCCCACCGTACAGAGAGTTGACCTCGGTAAACCTTCTCCTTCAAATAAGAATCACGGAGTCTTTAATGCTTCCTTGATATTAGACCTATCTTTAGGTAATAGCGTTGAAGGAGTAGCTCAAAGCGGAGTTGAATATGCATGCGCTCTTTGGAGGGCCGATTACGATGGAGATGGGACTGTAACCGACAAGGATGCGGATGCTTACTTCCAATGGTATATGAACGCACCAACGGTTAATCTCTACCATACTCAAGAATGTCCCGGCATTGTAGGCGATATCGAGATGGACGGTATAACACCCTACGATATTATTCAAATCAGAAACATTGCAAACAATACTATTAACGTAAGAACAGTTTACCCAGAAACGTTTGAGTGTGTAATATGGAGAGCAGATTTCGACGGAGACTTAGCCGTAGAATCGGAAGACGGCGACAAACTTTTAAATTATCTAGAGGATTAAGATTGAAGGTTTTAGTTACGGGCGGTGAAGGCTTTATAGGTAAGCACCTCGTTAACGCCCTGGTTAAATCAGGTTACGATGTCCATAGCTTGGATGATAGATCTCACCCCAGCACTCTTCCCAAAAACAAACTTTGTAAATACTTTTACGGAGATATAGAAGAGATTTTCGATCTAGAATTTTTTCATAGGCATCGGGCACACGATAGGTACGATGTTATCTTCCACCTGGCTGCTCTCAGCCGTATTCAACCATCGTTCGATGATCCATCAGAGTTCTTTAGAGTTAATGCTACCGGCACTCAAGAGGTCTTAGACTTTGCTCGAATGATAGGAAATGCTAGAGTTGTATACGCAGGTTCTTCCTCTAGATGGCATGACCCGGAAATTTCCCCTTATGCTACTGCAAAAAAAGTAGGGGAAGATCTATGCAAAATGTACAGAACCGTATACGGAGTAGATGCCCAGATTGCTAGATTCTACAACGTGTACGGTGAAGGAGAACTCGTTGACGATCCTTTCGCGGCGGTTATAGGAAAGTGGAGACATCAGGTCAACACCGAAGAACCTATTACTATTGTCGGAGATGGAGAGCAGAGAAGAGATTTTACACACGTTGACGATATTGTACAAGGGTTACTTCGTATTGGTCTAGGAGTACTTCCGGAAGATATTTTTGAATGGGAACTAGGGACCGGTCATAACTACTCTATTAATGAAGTAGCAGATATGTTCATTGAAAGATTTGGATGTAAAAAAGTATACGTTCCGAACCAGAAAGGTAACTACCAGGAGACATTACGTGAGTCAGATGATTCACTAAAACACCTTGAATGGTTGCCTCAAGATAGACTTCGTTCTTATATTAAAGAATTAAAATAATCAGTTATGGCAAAATTCACATCTACTAAGTTATTCGACGGATTTTCTACTTGCTTTCGTCAATGGAAGGCAGTAACAACACATTGCAAATACCTACACGGTTACGGAGTTTCTTTCCGGGTATGGTTTGAAGGTGATTTAGATCATCGAAACTGGGTCTGGGATTTTGGAGGAATGAAACGTGCAGTCAATAAAATTGAAGGCATGTCTCCTAAAGAATGGTTTGACCATTTGCTAGACCATACAGTTATTATTGCCGACGATGATCCGGCTCTTGGAAGATTTAAACTTCTAGACGAACAAGGAATCATTCAACTAAGAGTCGTCCCGGCCGTAGGAGCAGAGAGGTTCGCCGAATATTTATACGAGAAGATTAATACCTTCGTAGATAAAGAAACTGAGGGTAGAGTTAGAGTGAAAAAGCTAGAATTCTACGAGCATAACAAAAACTCAGCTATTTATCAACCCTAAGACAGAGTGTCGTAGCACCACTTTAAAAACAACCATATGAATAGAATAGAAGACTACTCTAAAGTTCTCCCTATCGTTGAACTTTATGCCTGCATCCAATCAGAAGGTAGTAGAGCAGGGCTACCAACAATCGCAGTAAGAACTACCGGATGTACACACCGGTGCTTTTTCGGAGAAGGAGGATGGTGCGATAGCTGGTACACCAGCATCCATCCAGAGAAGGGTAAATATACCTTTCAAGATATTATCGACATCTACGATGAATATCCCCACATTACGGAGATGATGCTAACGGGAGGTTCGCCTTCTATGCATGGTGCTCTAGTAAATGAGCTTACTCATTTTGCTAACGAAAGAGGAATTATCATTACGATGGAGACCGAAGGTAGTCATTTCCTAGAGACAGACTACCCGTTAGACCTAGTTTCCTTCTCTCCGAAGTTTAGCAACAGTGTACCGGAAATTGGAGCTATAACTCCTCAAGGACAAGTCGTAGATGAACGATTTGTTAAAGTGCATAATAAGTTCAGGCTGAATAAAGAATCTATCAAGCAATCTATCGAGTATCATGATAACTACCATATGAAGGTAGTTGTCAATCCGGTAGAAGATCCTGATACCTGGAATGAGATTCAGGAATTTATGGCTGAACTGAATGTACCAAGAGAGCGGATTTGGATCATGCCTCCTGGAGATGAAAGAGAGGAGCTTATCCGAATCTATCCGATGGTGATGGACTGGTGTACAAAGCATCAGTACAGGTTTACCGGACGTCCACATATCATCGCATTTGATACTCAAAGAGAGGTTTAAAGATGACACCTAGAGAATTTGTCTTGTGGATGCAAGGATTTGTAGCCGCATGCAACGACTATACGACCACACCTAAACAGTGGGATGAACTGAAAGAAAAACTACAATCAGTTGTATTAGACGAGAATATTTCGTATAATATATCAACTGACACGTATACCGGATCATCCGATAAAACGTTATTGAAAGATTAATATGGCTAAAAAGTTTATATCAGATACAGAGATTGTACCTGCCGGCTTTGCAAACGGTATCAGTACTCAACTCAAATACAGGCAGCTTTCAGATCAAAGAGAGAATGCCCATCTTTCTACCGAAGAAAAAGATGAAATTATTAGAGAGGCAGCCGTTCATTTCGGACGCTTTCTAGAAGCTCTAGGATGCGATTGGAAAAATGATCCGAACTCGGCCGATACTCCTACTCGGGTTGCAAAAGCATATGTAAACGATCTATGGAGAGGTCGATTCGAACCTCTAGATGCGATTACAGCTTTCCCGGCAGATGGATATACCGGCCTTGTTCAGGAATCTAATATTCCGATTACATCGATGTGCTCACATCATCACCAGACCATCAAAGGTCATGTAAGCGTAGCTTATGTGCCGAACAAAGATGGTAAGGTAGTTGGACTATCTAAGCTCAATCGAATTGTAGAGCACT